TAAAGAAAAGATGTCGTGTGTAAATTTTATTAATCGTGTAGCACCCATCAATAGATCTTTAATAACATTGAAGGTAGTTATACTAAAAGAAGCATTATCATTAAATGTGGCTAAAGAATATTTTAATAATAGTCCTAATATAGATGTATTAAATAAAGAACCTTTAGTTAAAATGAGAGATGCTGTACAAGTATGGGCAAATGAAACTGAAAGAAAAGGGATGGAAGATAAGTCTGTAGAGATACCGATGATACTATATCATTTGAATATTGAACCAACAACAGAAAACTTAGCTCTTTTTGAATTATATGTAAAAATATTAGATGAAACTCCACTTAATCCTAAAATAAGTATAGGATTTTTAAAACAGGCTATAGATACAGACCCAAATTTAAGAATACCTATACCAAGAAATGAAATTGAATTAAAACGTTTGAGACATACATAATAATCCCCCCATTTGGGGGGACTTTATTTTAACGACTTATATAGTCAAAATAATATTCTGGATAAATTATATATCTTTTTTTATCTTTTATGTATTGTTTTAATTCTTTAAAATATTTATGAAAATTATTTATTTCTTCTTTACCATTTAATTCTATTACATGGTATTTTGTTTTATCGACTAAAGCTTTAAATTTATATGCATCATCTTTTCTTCTTTCCACCATAGAAGGATGATTATTTTTATCTTTACCTCCATCTTTAATAGATATTACACAATCATATTTAGGTAAAAAGAAATCCGATATGTGTAATCTTTTATTTCCTTTGTCGTCTATCCATGTTATCTCTGGACCAGGTGCTTGTAAATCATCACTACTCCATACTAAAGGTGAAAGATTCTTAAGGAATAATTCTTCATATGATCCTACTACTGTAAATTCTTTACCTTTAAATTCTACTACTTTACTTATACGTCTATTAGCTAACATTTTCTTTTGATATTCAGGATCAGCAGCATAATTAAACATTCCATCTTTTTTAGTAGCATTTTCTATAAATTGTTTTCTCATAACTTCATTACATGAATTACCTTTATTTTTAAAGTATGTTCTAATAGTACGTAAAGGATCTATAAATAATCTTTTAATTGATAAAGGTTCACATAATATTTCATATCTTTGTTTTTTAGCATTCCATTTAGTAGGTGCTCCACATATTTGACATTTACCTTTACCATTACGATCATCGTATAAGAAATGTGCTACATCTCCGTTATATTCTTTAGGTATTTTATTTTTATAATTTTTCTCTACATATTTTATTAGATCCGGTATTTTTTTAAATTTAACATTATCAAATGGACAATTATATTGTCTAGCCATAATATTCATCTCCTTTTTCAACAGTATAAAAAAACCTCCCCCAAATGGGGAGGAAAAATCTTAAAATAATTTACGTCCTATAAATAAAAGAAAGGGAATATTTATAGGAGTGTGGTAATAACGAGATTACACAAACAAATTAAAATCAATAAATTTAGAGGGAATTTATCTAAATTTATAAAGTTATTGTTTAAACAATTATCTTTTCTCGTATAGAATATAAAATCTTTACTTGTCTTTTAATTGATAATAAAGCTGTATAAAGTTCTTTTTTATCTGTACATAATCTACCATCAAATAATATTATACCTTTATCGAATTCATTATTAATAACTGCAGCCGAATTAATAACGTATCCAAAATTTATACAATAACTATAAGGTGCATGTGGTAATTCACTATGTCCATAATTCATATATTCTAAATATCTTTTACTAGCATAAGTTATAACTTCTACTATTTCTCCTACTGGTTTCTCATAATCAAATTTAATAACATAAGCATGATTTCTATCAGCTGTACATTCCTTTACTTTAAATCTTGTACCTATTGGTAAAATATGTCTTTCACCTGTTATAGTTTCAGTTGCTTCTAAGGGTCTATCAGCTATCATCCATTCATTTATTTGTGGTTTTATAGGATCTTCTTGATTAGTTAATCCTAAATAATTTCTAATCTTATTATTTAATTTAAATATTAACGTTAAATTAGGAGTAATAATAGGATCTTCGATATCTAGATGTCTAGATAAATCAAACTCTTGGATTTCTTCTTTTTCTATATTAATATTATTGCCATCTAATGATTTCTGTAAAGAATTATTTTTCTGTCTTAAAAAATTCAAATAATGTCTAATAGATACATTCATTGCATTCTTATTAGAAGATACTCTACTAACATCATATACCTTTTCATAATATGGCATTATATCTTCAAAAGACATATATTTTTTAGGAATCATATTATCGTAAAATATATAGAAATATGTCTCAGGAGGCATATGTTCATGTAATCCTTTTACTACATTAAATGATATACTGTCACTACTTTCTAATAATACAAATCCAAATGCTGGTATTGGTTTATTAGGTATATAGTCAGTATCTACAAAATCTACTAGATCATATAAATATAAAGCATTAAATCCTTTTTGTATAGCAGTTCTATATGCAGTATACGTAACACATATAACTGTGATCATAGATGGAGATACAGCTCCACTTGCACCACTATGCATTTCTAAAAACATATCTAACATTTCTTCAAAATTGTAATATATAGGTAGATTTATTTTTCTTAAATATTCTTTGTTATCAGTCTCATAAAAATTATGAGTCATTATTTCTCTTAATGATTTTAACATTTTAACCTGTCCTTTCCGTCTATTTTTAAACCTTCAATATTATTTAGTAAGTTTAATCAATTGGAGGATAACATGGATTTTAATAATATTGCCAGTATGAATTTCAGTTCATATTTTGAATGTGTAATACAAGAAGATAGTCATATTCAACAACCATTTTTCATGGTTACTATACCATCTTTATTTCCTAATGTAGAAAATGCTTTAACACCTACAAAGAATACTAAACCTATTGATCCTAATAGGTCTATAAATAAATCTAATCAATTACAAAATACTAATTTAGTAACTACAACAATAATTAAAGCAGCTAATCATACAGATTATACTTTTCAATTAAAAGGAGATTCCTTTAAAGATGAAATGGATTCTACAGATGGTATAACAGAACCTGAACAAGTAATTGAAGGTAAAATGAGTGATTTTAAAACACATAAACACGAAATAAAGAAACCTATGACATTGAATAACTATATATATAAGAACTTAAATAATGTCACAGTGCCTAAAAATAGTAAAGCTTATGGGTTTTTCTTGAACGGGACCTATGATACTACGTCATTTGTAGTAGTTCGTATACAGGGTGCAGTACCTTTAAATCAAGATGAAGCAATGAAAGTACAATATAATAAATAAAGGAGGTAATATATGGCTGAATTTAGTTTTTCAGATAACGCTAAGGATCTAGTAGATATTAGAGATTATATTGCTTATTATAAAGGTAAGAATTTAGCTTATTATAATGGATTTATGGATGTAGATTATAATTTTCATATAATAGATCTATTTGATAATTTCTTTACTATAAATGATGAAGAAAATATAGAAGTATTCCTAATAGATTCCTTTGATAAAGCTGATTTTCAATATAACCCGAAAGGATTAAGTAATTATCTATATGGTACTCCTGATCTATGGCCAATTATATTAAGATGTAACGAAGCAGATCATCCAGGAGAACTCGAATTAACTAATGGTAGAGTTAAAGTTCCTAAAGCACCAGCATTAGATAAATTCTTATCTACTGTATATGCAGCTAGATCAACATATTTTCAAAAAAGAGGCCATCGTTGGTAAAAATATAGTCCCCCCATTTGGGGGGATAAACAGCTGCCCCCGAGTGGGGCAGTGTTGTAGAAGGAAAAAAAATGTAAAAAACCAGTTACCTGCCGACTTAGGGGTGATCGACAAGCTCATAAATATGTCCTGAGTAACATATTTATAATTAAAAAGTTCTGTTACCATTTATTAGTAGTTTCATTACTTTTGCTGTGACCATAACCAGTACTAAATCCTAAATCATCGTTAGCGAAAGAAGTTTCTCCTGCATTATTAGTTTCGTATTCAAATTGGTTACGTATAGCTAAAGATAAATATACAATTCCATATAATTCTCTATTTAAATCAGGTTTAAAATCTACAATAAAGAAATCTTCCATATTTTTTAAGTAATATTCATACTCTTTATTGTCTTTAGGTATAACAGCAGTCTCTTGATTTTTTTCTTCAGTATCTATAGGCTTTCTTAAAGGAGACTTTTCTTGTATAGTCTCTAATGTATATCCTGGATTTTGATAAAGTTGAAAATTAAATAAATCAGAATATTTATAATTCTTCTTTCTAGCCCAATTAACTAAAGCTTGTAAATATTTATTATTATCTAAATCTAAAAAGGGTTCTAAAGATATCTTCTTAGTAGTAACTGTCCCAGAAGGATGAGTTATAAGATCCTCTTTAGACCAAGTAAATTTCATTTCTGAAATAGCATGTCTTTCTTTGAATACTCTTTCTATTTCAATAAATCTTTCATTAATAGAACCAGCAGCTTCTTCTATATTTATATCTCTCCATTCATCAGTTATCTCTGTTTCATTATCATCTAAAACTATTCTATCTCCATATGCAGAAAAAGATAAAAACATTGGTACCATTACATCTATTTCAAAATCTCTTTCTATAGTATAAGCTTCTGGTACCATTATACCTTCTTCACCCCATGGTTCAGGATTAGTCATACCAGATGTCTTAATAAAGCTCTTAACAGGGTATCTTAAGAAATAATAGAATTTACCATCATAACCTGACATTCCATAATAAACATTAACGAAAGAATTTAAATTTAGAAATCTTAACATTTGATGATGATTAAAGCCTTCTAAATTAAATCTTTTAATTAACATATTTAATACTTGTGTAGGTATTTGGAAATCTACGTATTGTCTAAAGTCATATACTTGTTCATTAGGTTGTCTAACAGTATGCCAATAGTGTGCTATGTTATTCATTTTAGGTCTAGATACTTCTACTATACCAGCATGACAATTTATATGTACACTTTTAAAAGCTATTCTTATATCTAGATTATTCTTACTATCTTTATCATCTTCAAAAGCCATTACTCTGAATTGTGCTCCTTTAGGTAAATAATTAGCTGATTCTCTAGCTGAGAATGAATAACCAACACCATAAGATGGGTGCTCATGTAAATGATCTACATTAAATTGTAAATTCAAAACAGGCTTTCTAGCTTGACCTAATATACCAGATGTCCAAAAGAATCCTTTATCACCCATTAATTGTGTGTCTACAAATTCATGTTTAAATTCTACTATATCTTTTAAATCGTTCTTTATCCATTTTCGAATATTATCAAATACAGTACCGAATGTTACTGATAAATCTCTTGGTATCCAATAAGCTATATTTTCGTCGAATTTCATTCCAGTAGCACCAAGTTCTTTTAAAATACTTCCCATAATTCCTCCTTAATATAATATAAATACTATATTAAAGTTTCACCCTATATAGTAAAAAAAAGAGCCTTATTGGCTCTTTTATATTATTATTTTTCTTCCTTTATTTTATTTCTTTCTACAATTAACTCTTTATAGAAATCTACATAAAGATCTATTAATATTTGAAAAGTGTCATTCTGATCTATTAACCTATAATCTTCGTACAGAATGTAACTTGGTTTATTTTCTTGGTTAATAAATACATCTTTAAAAGTAATCATAGAATATCCTGATGTAACTACTAGATCTTCATTTAACATCATTATATGTAGGTTAGCAATAGTTAAGTCTTTTTTAAGTAAATCAAGAACAACTAATAGATCTTGATATTTCTTATTAGTATTATCTTCCAAAGTCTTAAGATGCTGTTTTATTATACCTAACCATTTTTTAGATTCATGATATGATGTTGGAAAATCTTTTTCTGTTATAGTACCATTAGAGAATTTTTCTAAATCCTTGTATTCTAAAATTGTTTTTCTATATTCACCCTTGTAGAATGTTTTGAATTCTATTGTAGGATATTTTATGTAATATTTGAGAGACAGATCTTCTGAGAAAGATACATTTAAGCTTTTATCGACTGTAAATATAATTTCTGGTAATATGTATTTCTCAACACTATATTCTGTTATCGTATAATTATCTTTATTATTTCTATTAGTAGTAGAAATATCTAGTTCTACTGCTGAATAATAATAGTTATTAAAAATAGAAGTGAAAGGTGTAGTTATTTCTTTAATTGTTTTTTCTTCTATGTCGAATAATGGAGAAGAGATTAAGAAAGTCATTGTACCTGAAATATTCTCATTTAAGTAGTATATATTTGGGAATTTATATTTAGTCTTTTTCTGGTCATTTCTTCTTATATATCCATCAACATCAAAATTAATCCAATTATCTTCTTCGTATGCAACATCACTTGTTTGAGTTATATAATTTTCGTGACAATTAAAGAATAGTTCCCAATCTTCTTTACTAATAGTATTTTGTATTCTTTTTACTACTCTATCCACGGAATCACTAAATTTCGTGAAGTCTTCGGACTCAAAGATAGTTTCTATTTGCGGCAAAGAAAATTTTTTCTCTAATACTTCTTTAATATTTTTCTTTAAGTCATAAGTATAATCTTTTAATTCTAATATTAAATCGATCTTAAATGTATCTCGAAAGGTTTTATTTATATTAGCATTAATATTTCCTACCCAGAATCTTATAGCTCTATCCTCCTTTTCTTTATAATTAAAATTAATTGCAGATAAATGTAGTCTTACTTCCTCCATCATAATGTCTAATTCAAAAATATTTTTCATTTTAAGTCCTCCTTATAAAATTATTTAGATTTTGTTCTTCCTACCCATCTTCTTAACATTATTTCAATTCCTCTTTCTGTTAAGAAATAAGCTTTAGCTTGTTGATTATTTTTACCAGTATACCAATAAGGTATTATATCCTTATCTATATCTGGTTTAAATTTTTTGTAGATGTTTACTTCATTTCTTATTGCTACTAAAACATGATCATGTCTTTTACCGACCATTCTAGCTAACTCGAAACTAGGTATGCCTTCTACACCGTCTAGGACTTCTAGTAAGTAGTCTTTGGCATTTAAGATTTTTTTCATAGTTACCTCCTTATATAATATTATTTTCATTTATATTATATACAAGTAAATCTATTTAAGATAAAAAAAAAAGACCTAATTAAAGGTCTCTTATGATTAGTTTCACTGGGTTAGGTAATCTCAACAATTCGTAAAATTCTTTGTATTCTACGAAATTTTCTGTTTCGTTAGCGTCGCTATAAATTGCGACATTTTTATTTACAAGTACATATGGGTGAGATCCCTGTACTATTGTGATTTCTTCAACCTCCCCATTTACTAATTTAGCGAAGTCTTTTGTTAGTCCTTCACTGATTTCTTTTTCGGAGACTTCTATCCAATCTCCATTATTTGTATCTAACACTTCTCTTACTTTCATGTTAATTCCTCCTAAATTTTTATTTTTTTTTTTCGTTTATTGGAACAGGCTTACCAAGTAATGTAAGTCTTCTGCTTTTTGCCCGTTCCAAACTGGGGCGTGGGCGATTTCTTCTGCCATGTCAAAATAGCTCCAATATTTTAACTGGTAATGATATGAATAATCACCTAGTGGAGTTGTCACCCCCACTATAAAGAAATCTGGAAACATAGTCCCGTCAGCATGGAGTTTTGATCTCCACACTTTAGATCCTTGTTTTGCTGCTAATCCACAGATGGTAGCAAAAAGTACCATTCTATGGAAATATAATTCTGACATAGTGTGGAACTCATCTCTAAGATGTGAACCCATCCCATTTTCTTTTTCTTCCGTATAATCCGCTTTAATAATTTTTTCATTTAACATAGCTTTCTCCTTATTCTAATGGCATTAGATATTTAAGATCATTTTGATCACCATTAGTTTTTATTATTTCTATCATATATATAATATACAAAAAAAAAACTTAACCAAAGCTGAACCCAAACCACTTGGATTATATTAATTTATAATAAGGAGGAAGAAAATGATATTTTTATCAAAATTAAATAACATGACTCTTTGTCGTGCTGTGTGTTATCCAGATGATATGCCTAGATTAAATAGAAATACTGCTATCATAATGCCTACAGATGATGAAGAAGTGTTTTTAGATATTTTAGATAAATTAAAATATAATAGAAGTAGATTAAGAATAAAAGGTATTAATTATATGTATGTACCTAAATATTATAATTTTAAAGCTGGTATAAAAACAATCAGATTCCATCAAGACCATTTCTTAGATAAAGTAAAAGAATTAAAAGTTAGATCTCATACTGTAGCTACTAATACCACTACTAATATAAGAAATTATAATGTTGTTTTTAATTATACCCCTATAGCAGCTCATTTATTAGATCCATCAGTAAATTATACTAGTGTATCTAGTAGAACTGTATGGGACGCTTTATTAAATTATCAAGATATAGAGCATTTACATAGGTATATTTTATTTACTCCAGAAATAACTAAAATAAATGTTAAAAATAAAGCCTTGATTAAAATGAGTTCTTATAAAGTAAGAAATCTTTATATTAGATTTCTATATCAATTAATTTATCATTATGATAACTTTGTATCTTTCTTAAGAAATAATAATATAGCTTTATTATTTACAGATCATAGATTTTCTTTTAAAGTAGACTTTAATGATACCGAATTTGAAACAAATTATCCAGATAAAGAAGATTTCTTTAAAGCATTATTTATGAATTTAAAAAGAATGCAAATGGGATTACCTGTAGAAGATGAAGATGTAGATTTAGAAGAAGTTATAAATAAGCATAAAGAAATAAAAGAAGAGATTGCATCTAATGATGAAGGTGATAAGACTATAGATGATACTACAGTTACTAAGACTATGGCTATAGTAGATGCTTTTAAAAAGAGTAATTCTACTTTAAAAGATGAAATAGAAGAAGTAGCAGATGAAGTTACTACTACTATAGATACAGAAGCAGATAATACTGAAGAAAGTAAACCTGCAGAAAAAGAAGTTAAAGAAAATAAAAAAGAAAAAGTATTAAAAGAGAAAATAATAAAGATACAGAATATAGTAACTAAAGATCAAAAAAGAGAAGTATCTGTTCCTACTAGATTAGTAGATGTTAAAAAGAAACAAGAAGAAATCATGAATGATAATTTAGTTGAAGTATTAGCTAAATTAGAAGATATGGCTGAATCTATAATAACTCCTGATGTAATAAAGGAGAATTCTTCTTTTGGTACATTTAGTATAAACAAATTAGACGAACAATATGAAGCAATTTCTAAAAAAGATAGATTAGCTGTAGCAGAGTCATTAAATAAGACTAGTGTACCTTTATATTTAACAGGATATAAAGATAAACAAAATATGGATTCAAAAGATACTTATACTAGAAAAGTACAAATGACTTTTGAAAGTCCTTATAATAGTAAAGAAAAACATACATTCACAATGAATATACCTGAATTACGTGATGGTAAATTTTTACATATTAATGGATCAGATAAAGTTATGATAAGACAGAAAATGGCTTTACCTATAATTAAATTAGATGACGGTGTAGTTATTACTTCTTATTATGGAAAACTTTTCTTATCATTAACTACAGGTAATCTTTCTAAATCTGTTGCGAGAATAAAAAGCTTTATTAAATTAATGAGAAAGAAGTTTCCTCAGAATTATTTGAAGAAATGGTTCTCATTTATACCAGCTTATTATGTAGCAAAAGATGAAAACTTTTTAGGTCCTGAATTATTAGAAATCTCTAGATTTATGACATATTGTAAAATCGATGAAAATAATTATATAGACTTAGGTACTTCTTCTCCAGTTGTTGGTAAAATAAATGGAGAAATATATAAAGCGAATCAATCTGAAGATAGAGTCACTAATTCTGTAGATGGTTCTCAATTAACTACTTTAGAATTTTTTCATAAGATTCTATCTAAATTAGAAACAGAAGATCCCCCATTATATAAATTATGGATGGATAAATCTACAGGAACTGTTAGTAAAAATATTTCTTATTCTAAAGTAGATAAATGGCCAGGAGGATCTACTCCTACTATATTTATGGTAATGCATGCCTTTGGAGATAATTTATTAGAAATTTTAGAATTATTGAAAAAAGATTATAATTTAGTATACGATGTGGTACCATTTGACGGAGAAAAGAAACCTAAAAGTGAATTTTTAGGAGATGATGCTGATAGATTTTTATTTGGTAATTTTGCATTAGATGTTGTTTATTCTAATGTGTCTAACAGACATCTATTACAACCATTACATGATGTCGATTTAACACAATGGGATTCCTTAATGTTAGATGGATTCAGTAATACTGTTACTACTTCTTCTAATGTTGTTATGGCTATGGAAACGTATGAAGATTTATTCTTAGATCCTATTACAATTAAAGTAATGGAAGATTGTGGTATGCCAAATAATTATGGGGAAGCTTTAATATATGCTAATAATTTATTACAAAACTATGACAGAACAGTTAGTGAAATATCTTTAAAGAATGAACGTATGCCATCTAATAGTGAAATAATACAGGGAGCTATGTATGCTTGTTTAGCTAAAGAATACAGAGACTATTCTATAAAGGTTAAGAGAGGTTCTAAAATGGCTTCTTTCTCTGTTCAACAAGATGCTGTTATTACTTATTTATCTACATTACCTAACGTGGAAGAATCTTCTAAAATAAATGCTATACAACACGTAGATAAAATGTATACAATATCTAATAAAGGTATTTCTGGTATAAACAATAGTAGATCCTATACAGTTATTAAAAGAAAATGGGACAAAACATTCTATGGTGTTATGTCAGATGTATCTCCTTATGGTCCTGCTACTGGAGTTACTAAACACTTAGCAATTAATCCTAATATAAAAGATGTAAGAGGATATTTTATTTCTAAAGATCCAACAGAAACTAGAGATGACGAATTAATGGCAGTATCAGAAGCATTACGTCCATTTACTCAAAAACATGATTCATCTCCACGTACGGCAATGTCAATGATGCAATCAAATCACTTAATGGGTACAGAAGGATCAGAACCAGCATATGTTACTTATGGTATGGATGAGACAATGTCTTATTTAGATTCTGACTTCGCTAAACGTTTAAAAGATGATGGAGAAATATTATCTATTAATGATAGATTTATGAAAATAAGATATAATAATTTAAAGAATGAGGATGGTACATTTGTTGAAGAAGTTATAGATTTAGATGTAATTGAACGTAACTCTGCGAAAGCATTCTTTACTCCAAATAAAATGGCTATTAATAGTAAATATAGAAATGCTAAACCTGGTACTAAAATTAAAAAAGATGAAATTATTGCATATAATAGTAATTATTATGCTGAAGCTGGTGATGATATTATCTTTAAATCTGGACCTATAGTCAATATTGCATTAATGAATACTCAATATGCTTATGAAGATGCTACTGTTATGACTGAAAGCTTAGCTAAGAAATTACAAACAAAGGTATTGAAAAGAATAGCAGTTAAATTAAATCCTAGAAACCAGATAAAAGAAGTTAGAACATTATTAGGACCTATAGCTGGAGGAGATGTTTTAATTAAAATATCTGAAGACAGTGGATCGTCTTTCTTAAATAGTGCATATGATTTATCTGCATTAGAAGACAGATTATTAAAAGTAGAGAAATCTAATTATAATGGTATATTAAGAGATATATATGTATATTATAAATTAACTACTAAAGAAGAAGAGGAAATGGATCCTACAATAAAAGAATTTATGAAGAAAGTAGATTCATTCTATAAAAGAAAATATGATGGTGTAAATCTTGCTAAGAATTTACCAGCATATGAAAAGAATAGAGTGATAGACCACGTTACTAAATTTACAGATAACAGAAAGAATACAGTAAACGGAGATTTAGTAAATAAAGGAGAGATATTAGTAGAATTCTTTATAGAAGTAAATCAGAACTTCTCATCAGGAGATAAGATAACAATTGGTAATACTGCACTAAAAGGTGTAGGAAGTAAGATACTTACTGATGATCAAGCTCCTATAGGTGTAGAAACAGGAAAAAAATATGATCTTATATTGTCTACCTATGGTCCTTTAAGTCGTATGATTTATAGTTCATTCTTAGTAGGTCCTTTAACAGCAGCAATGCAAAAAATAAATGAAAACATTTTAGACATAATTAATAATGATGAGACAAAAAAATAAATGAGCCCCCATACGGGGGTCTCTTATTTATACGCCAAAGCGTTTGTCAATCATATTTCTGAAGAGATCTATTTGTGTTTTAAATGTTCCATTTTCTATATGCTGACATGTATTTTCATTAGTCTCTTCAAATACTCTAATTATTTCTAATTTTATATATGTAGCTATATCAATAGCTCTTGTTTTATATTTTTCATATTCAGGAGAGAAACTTATTCTTGTTGCATCTATTACATCATTTATTCTTTGTATTAGATCCATTTTCATTTTAGCTATAGACTCTGTCGAGTCCTTTCTTTTATATTTATCCTGTAGATGTTCCTTCACTCCTAAGATTAAATCTCTTCTAGAATAACCAAATTCTGATAATAAATTTTCTAATACTCCTTTAACTTCATTTACTAATCTTTCTCCATTTCTTCTTTTTATATATATTTTTTTAATCCATTCTAACATTATTATCCTCCTTATATTTTATTTAAATAAAACTGCCCCGTAGGGCAGTTAATTATTCTTTATCTTTTATCTTTTATTTCATCTATTGCTTTTTCAACATTTGCTTTTACTTCATATGCAGCTACAATTTCTGATACTTTTGAATTTGTAATTTCTTCTATATCCCCTAAATCAAATTCTTCATCAGCGGCTATAGTTTCAGAATATAAATCGAATACCTTTATACTTACGGCTTCTTTATCTACAACAATACCTCTAACAGATATAACTTTTCCAATAGCTTCGAAATAATTTACATTTAGTACTTTAGCAAATGATATATTTTCATTACCAGGTACTATTCTTTTAAACTTTTTATTTCTAGCTAATTTCTCTATTCTACTAAAGGTTTCAAAATCCTCTAGAGTTAAAGCTGTAAATAGAACTCCATCAAAATTGAATGTTTTCAAATTATCAGGTTTATCTATTTCTTCAGGAGAATCTACAGGGTTTTCTAATACTGTTACAGATAGTTGATTATTTGTTTCTTCATTATAATAAATGAATGATGGTCTCCATTTTCCATTTACTAATTTATCCATTGTAGATATTCTTTTGAATAATTTACCATCAAATTCCATAGGATCTTCCGGCATAAAATGTATACTAATTTCGGTTATATCTGGTTTTTCAATTTCCTTTGTCGGAACAATAGGTCTTTTAACTACTATCTTTTTATTAGACCCTTCTTTACCAAATGTTTGTATTACAGTATCTCCTTGTTCTCCAGGTTCCCATTTAAAATCTTCCATTTTATATGTTTCTCCTTCATATGTATAAATATCTGTCTGAAGAGAGTTTGGTTCTACAATTTCTATTATTTCAGGTTCTGGTTTTGGTGCTTCTGGAGTTTCATCTACTACATCTAATATATCTGTATTTAATGTTTTTATATATTCTGAATTTTCATGTGTTTCTTTTATTGTCTCACCATTAGAATTTATTTTATATGGCTTTACTATCCCAAATTGCAAGAATTCTTTATTAGTAGTTAATATAGCAGCTAATCTATATTCACCATATGGTTTCTCTTTATAATAATATAAAGTATCTCCAGTTTTACTCGTATATTCTTGTAAATCTGCATAAGTTGATGAAAATAATTCTTCAAAAGAATCTAAAATCTCTTGAGTTAAACCTGGCATATCCTTAACATCTTTATTAAATAATTTTAACATATTTTCTCCTCCTGAATTTTTTTTTATAATTTTTTGTTTCTCATTTTATTCACTATTTTACGTATGATTTTGTAAAATATAAAACATACACCTGCTGATATTAATGCGAAAAATATAAACATTAACATCATTAAAAGCACTACTTTCTCCATAATAACTCCTTTCTAAAGAGTAACTTTAAGCGATATTATAGCTGCTATAATCCATGCAATGGCATATATAACCATATATACTTTAGGAGTTATTGTTTCCTTTCTTATTAAATATCCTAAAAATCCATTAATAGTTAATACTATAGTCCATATAATACCTAATATTAAAAATCTTCCTCTAGAAGAAGGAACAATTATAGAACACATTATAGAGATAAAAATAAGGAGCAAGTATGCTCCCTTTGTTTCTTTAGATAACATAATAAACCTCCTTAAGACCATTTTGATATTGTTTTCTTTATGATCTTTTCTATATCGATCTCATCTTTATTTTTCATAACACCTGTTGCTTTAGGTTTAGAAACATTTTTCTTTTTAGATGATTTAGATGCGACATTTTTAGGTTTATCATGTTTTTCTGATAATAACCAATCATCTTCTGGTTCTAAATTAGCCACAAAAGTTGGTTTGATATCTTTTACTATAAATGTAGCTCTGTCTTTGTGTTTCTTTTGCCAACCATTTACAATTACTTTATTTACTGAGCTATCATTTAATATTTTCTTTGCCATTTGTGGTGTTACATATACAATGGCATCAAAAGATGATTTAGTATCCCCTTTATAGTGGTAGTCTACTTGTGCCATTTTTACAGGGAAACTAAAATTAGCCCTTTCTCCATATTTTTTTAACATTTTCTTTAACGTTGCTCTTGAATTTTTATGTAACTCGAAAGAAACGTCATTAACACTGATGACATTATCCTCTAATCTATCAGATTTTTTAGTTATGTTCTTTTTTGGTTTTACTTTTTCTTCGACCAATGTGCATGTGCAGTTATGTTTTTTACCTTCTATGGTAATTTCTTTCTTAGTAGCTCCTAAAGATGTACTAGCTATTCCTACGATAGCTCCTAAAAATAATTTGTTTTTCATAAATTCTCCTCCTAAATATTTTATTTTTTTCACATATATGATATATAACAATAATATCTTTATTATATTATTTTTCTTCTTTTTTATATATGTGTACAGATGTAACATTCTCAGCACAATATTTACCTAATTCTCTAAATGTTTGTAATCCTCTTTTTTCTCTAGCTTCATCTGTTAATACTATATCTTTTAATTCATTTATATAATATTTATAAGGAGTATAATAAGGATCTATAGACATTCTTGTTAATATATCTTTCAGATAATTGAAATCAGAATATACTATTATATCTTCAACAAAATTAAGATCTGCATTTTTAACACAATCTAACTCATATGCTACTCTTAATCTATTTATAGCTGAATTCTTTTCTTTTTGTGTTATCGATAGATTATTCAATTTCTTTTTCCATGCTTTTATGATCGCTTCGAAATTTTCTTTACTAGCAGTAGAAGATAAACATAATTTACCGTCTACAAATCCAGTCATTGCTCCACATCCTGCCGAATAACTTAAACCTTCTTTTTCTCTTATATTATCGAATACCCACATATTTAATATTTCAGCTAAAAGTTTATGTTCTACAAAGCTTAAGTTTTTAGTATCTGTTATCCCATATATATTATCGTGTGTACCACCAGTATATTCCATTAATTCTGGTAAATCTTTTCTTAATATTCCTGTATTATGTCCTTCTTTTTGGTATTTATGTAAGAACGATTTTGTTTCACCTTCTGGTATTTTACCTACCCATTCTTCTAACATATAAGCTACTAATTCTTCAACTTTACTTTCTGGTAAAGATTTAGGTAAAGACATAGTCAGGAAAATGTTATCTTGTTTTATATTGTGTTTTACATAATCCCATAAAGCTTTTTTATTTATTTTCTTAATGTCTTTTACTTCACCTATTATTGAACTACAAGATCTTTTATAATCTTCTGATATATCATGAAATACTTTTGCTGTAATTTTATGATCTTCTGGTATTATACTTTCTTCATTTAATATAATACCCTTTTCTTTATCTATATTTTCTTTTTTAAATAAGTTTCCATCAAATGCTCTGTCAAACTTTAATCCAAGAAGTCTTGCTGATAATTTCCATACATTCTCATCATATAATGATAAGCTATTATTCCATACATGACCTATTTTAACTAGGTATTTAGTTGTATAAGCCTCTTGAAAAATACCATTTTCTTTTAATTCTTTTTCCATTTCTTTTTCATCATCTTCATATGCTGTAGCTAACATATGTTCTAAAAAATGTGCTGTACCAGGTATAACATCTTGTCTGCCTCCCGATAATATAAATAATGAGAAACTCATTCCTTCATTATCATTTCTGGTAACAATATAATTTTTTATGTCTTCCATATTATTCTCCTTTATTATATTTTTTTACTACTGTTGTAATTCTTTTTATCATATATTTATCTATATCATTTAATATTTTAACTACTTCGAGATATTCTTTATCTATTTCTTCTTTTTCTTTCACCATATTTTCTACACCATTTAATAATGACGAGAATTTCTTATTTATTAAATAATCTCCTACATCGGGATTTAAATTCCATTTATGTTGAATATTCTTTAATATATTTTGTCTGGTAGAAGTTTCTAACATTTTAATAAATTCAGCTTTTCTTTTTGGATTACCTAATATGTATAATGCTCCGTCTAAACACATTTTTAAATTATCTAAAGTATTCTTTCTATCATTATAATATTTTTCTAATATACTTCTTTTATATTGATAATGATGTTCAAATATTTCTAATACACCCATTCTTTTAGGCTCACCATTTTTATTTACTAAAAGACTATAATTATAACTAGAAGTGAAAGGAGTTAAAGCCTTTAACATTTCAATTGCTTTTTTCAAAGACACATCTTTTTTCAATATAATGTTAATTAGAATTCCATCTTTACCTGATTCGTCACTAACAGCATATAACATATTATGCTTATTAAAGACCATATCACATTTATTAACAAAATCTGGACATTCTACTAAATATGGTAATTCATACACTTGAATTATTTTCTTTCCTCTAGGTGCATCTTTTAATCTAAATCTACCTTGTGCTAAGATTTGTCCTTTACCAGTCTTTAAACCAGTATCAGATTCTCTAATTATATTACAACTATTAGGGAAATCTATTTTTATAGTATCCAATATTCTTTTTTCCATTTTATTCCATTGTGTAGGTTTTTCTCTATTTCTTATATAATCTATATAAGAATCTGCCACGGACAATAAGTTATGGGGAACGCAATTACATGCAAATCCAGGTGTTATTCCTCTAGATCCCTGTACTAATAACATCGGTAGTAATGATGGAAATACTACAGGTTCTACTACATCTAATAATCCTTTATATGTTGGCATAGTATCTGTATAATTAAAATCTTCTGTAAAGTAAAAATCTTGTAAATACTCAGACATTTTAACCTCTGTATAACGAGCTGCTGCAAATTCTGAGAGACTTTGTGTTATATAACCAAGGTTACCCTGTCCTACAACTAAAGTATTCCGTACACGGTCTTCTTGTGTTAAATTAACTAATGTTCCATAAGTAGATTGATCTCCATGCGGAATTAATTGCATACTTTGACCTACAACATCTGCAGATTTAGTAAAAGATGTAGCTTTCATATTTTTTAATGTATATAATATTCTTCTTTGTGATGGTTTTAATCCATCTATTGCACTAGGTATAGTTCTAATAAAAGATGCCATAGCATATGACAGATAACAATCTTTTAATGCTGTTGTAACATCTATATCACCAAAGACTTCTGGCTTCTTTTCTTCCTTCTTCTTTTTAGCCATATATCCTCCTTTCGTATATTTTTATAAAGATATTTAGTTGGGTAAAAATAAAAAGCCCCGAAGGGCTTTATTATGCATCAGGTTTTATTTGTTTATGAAAATCTGCTCTTTCTAATACGAAATTATACAAAGCTGTAAGATCACTTCCTTTTATAGAATTAATCACCTTTATTACTTCTTCTTCGATTAGTTGATATTTCTCTACTGCTGTTTTACTAATGTCAAATCTGATACTACTATCAAAAGAGAACTCTTGTTTTTCTTCATCGAACTCAAATTTAACCTTAAGTATCATCATTAGACCATTGTCTAAATTATTGTCTTCTTTAGGGAATATTATGAACTTTCTATCTGTTTCTAAAGTTCCTTCTTCTACTAATTTATTGATCATCTTTTTTCTTTCTGCTAAGAAAGTATTTAATCCATCTGATACTTCATTCATAGAAGATGTTCCTATAAAAGAATCTGAGAAAGTTTCCTCTCCGTCTTTCTTATCCTCAATATTTTTTATGGCATCTAACCATATCAAATCATGTGCTGAAAATACTATATTTAAAAGATTCTCTGCACTAGCATAATGTTTAGGATCTATTTCCTTTTTAAATTTTGTTCCACCTACTACTTTTAAATTACTCATTATTATCCTCCTATAATTGTCTTTTTATCGTATCTATAAGATTACTATCTTTAATATTTTTTATTTCATTTAATTTTTTAGTTAATCTTTCGATTTCTTCATCACGTCTTTTTGTATCTGTTATTAATGTATTTAATTTTCTTTTGTAACTCTCTAGACCATCTATCTGTTTCCTATATCTTTTATTTAACATTCTGTAATCAACATATAAAAATGTAAATACTATTTTAGAATGTACACTTTCTATATTGACAAGATCTCCATTTTTATAGTAATTTAAAACTGTTCTAGAATCTATTAGTTTTATGTTTCTATAATCTATTACTACACTTATATCATAAGTATCATTGTGGTTATGATTGATTTCTATATCTACATCATATGGTTGATTACTTTCTCCTAACTTAGCATGGTAACTATCTATAATGAACTTAATATATTTCGGGTTAAGAACTGGTAACTTAGATTTTTTACAAAATCTTTTAAATAAGTCAAATGACATACAGATTAATTTTTCTTCGTTTTTGGTCATAGTTACATTTCTTATTTCCATATTTACTCCTTTATAATTCATTTAAATAAAATATTTTTCTATATTTATTAACAGGTTCTAATTCTGGTAAGGTTTGTTTAATAATACCTATCTTATTATCGTTTATTAGCTTATCTGTCTTCTTCTTTCCATATTTAGGTAAACCACTATACTCATTTCTTTTAATACCTGCTATAAGGAAATATGAAGGTATTAGAGCATAATGTACAGCTGGATATTCTTTTTCTGAGAAGTAATTATTTCTATCTACAAAAAATCTACCATTAAATATAGATAAATCTTTATAAGCTAATAAGCATAACATATGAGGATCTCGAGATATTACTACTACTCTCTTATTTGTATTATTTATGTCTTTATAGATATCTAATATAGGAGAATCCTCACATTGTTTTACTGTTATATTAGGTTTCATTTCACTAAGTTTCTTTAACTTACTTATAACGATCTTATCTACAATATTTCTTATTTCCATATTATGATATCTGTTTAATCTTTCTTTACACCAATCTGGATATATAGATCTAAAAGTCTTATAGTCATCTAAATTATAGTATACAGTTATGGAATTATTTTCTATATATGTTAATAAGAATTGTATAAATGTCTGAACAATAGTTTTCATTAATTCTGTTTTTTGTTCAGGTGACCAATCTCCAGAATCTATATGGAATAATATAGAACAAATACTGTCCATATCCATTTTAATTTCATCGAAATCTAAAAAGTGACCACTACCATCATAAGGAGTTAAAGATTTATAGATTACATCATTTCTCCATTCAATCTCTTTAGAGACTTCTTCTTCGGTTAGCATTATTCTTCACCCTTCATTTCTAGCATTTTCTCGTTATCTTTAATTAGTAAATATCTCAATAAAAGATGGATCATTATTATCTTAGGATTTTCAGATTTGTCTAGTACGATTCCATACTTTTCAGATATTTCAGCTATAACTTTCTCTGCTACTTTCTTTACTTCTTCTCTAGTTGTGTTTCCTATGAAATAATTTATTCCTGCTCCGTGTATATCTATTATATTCTTTTCAACGTCGGTATACTCGTATACTACAGATATATTTAGAACATCAGATGTAACTTCTATTATTTCTAATTTAACACATATGAACCATGGTGAACCGTATTTGTTTTGAACAAAATGTATTTTGTATCTTAAACGTCCATCTTTGATAGCTTCTGTTCTAAAATTTACCGACCAATCTTCTCCTAAATATTGATTATTGAGTAACCCTATAGTCTCTTTTTTGAAACCTTTCCATGCTAACTGTAATAAAGCTTGATCTTCTAAAAATATTTTTTCTAATTCGTTCATGATATTCCTCCTACTTTATAAATTTAGTGATGCTGATATACTACTCTCTATAAAGGGAGTAATATTCATCTCAAATCCTATTTCATACATTCCTTTAGATAATTGTGATGTCATATGATGAGTTAAGGATTTTCTAAAGATAGCTATTATGTCCATTTGAAAATCATTAGTAGATAAATATAGATCTACCGCTGGATTAGAAAACTTTCTTAATTCATTATCTGTTATTGTTAATAAATGGCTTTCTATATCATCTGCATTCTCTTTTGTTACAAACGGCATCATACCATCACTCATGTTATAATATTCTGTCTTAAGATCATTTATTATTAATAAAGCTATTATATTAGCTAAATAATCTACTGTAGTGATTACATCATGCATTCCCATAGTCATATAATCAAATAATCTAAAATATGGTGTTATTAAAGAAGTCCTATTATTCTTAACACACCACACAAAAGCTGGTATAATTATTTCTTCTAGTATAGCTTCTTGTACATTTATCCCTCCTAAAGATTCATAAAATATTCTACTTATAACTTCATCAGAGAAATTATGTATTATATTCATAAAACTCTTTTTCTGTTGTTTTAATATTGCTTTTAAATTTAAAAAGAACATTACATTGTTATCTCTTATTAACATTCTATTAAATTCGTGATAATTTATTGTGTAATATTGTGTTCCTTCTAAATCTAATTGTTGATTTATAATCATTGATCCACCTCCATTTGTTTATATTATCGCGTTTAGTATTTTCTATACAAGAGATATAGTACTCTGTGTATTTCTATCATATCTTGTCTTATTTTATAATTGTATCTACCATATCTACACATAAGATGTAGCAATCCGTCTGGATTAATAAAGTAGAATGGGTGCCATTGATTTCTAGAATTAGGTTCCTCCGATAAAACGAACATTTCTCTCACATTGAGATTTCCTAAATCCTCTCTTTCTAATTCTTCTCGAATATCTCTTAACACAACCCTATGTTGTTTACCTAACACTTTTGCTAATTCTGATGATTTAATATTACTTCTTCTTTCTAATAGTAGATCATCAATAAGTTGCTTAACTCCTCCATTTTGTTTATACATAAAACTTATTCCTTTCTTATTCTCAGTACTCATATATGAGCAGTGAGATTATCATTGTATTGTTGTTATATTTTTTAATGTGTAAATAAGCAGGCCCCCATAAGGGGACCATTTATATTTAACCGTAAAAAGCTTTTAATGGATCTGTTTTAGGACTGGCAAAGCAATATCCTAAATTTAATAAGAAATCATAAACATTCATTTCTTCTTCAGACCAAGGTCCATCATCTTGGTTATGTATTACAGAAAATACTTCATCTAAATTATTTATCATTTGATATTCTAGATTCTCTAAATAGAATGAATGATATATAAAGCTTAAAGTATCTTTTGTTTCTTTAGTTATCCTTTCTCTGTATACCATTTCTCTGACATTCCAGAATATTGTTGTTAATAACACATTTATAAAGTTTTTAGATATAGACATTATCATATTGCGAGCATTTTCAGTAGTTTCTTCATCTCCATATGTTATATTATAGTACATATCTATTAATGGAGTAGCTAAAGCGAATTTAATACGTTCATGGAATTCCTCTATAAGAAGTCTTTGACCAATCGCCTCATCAATGTTACACACATTTAATAATCTATCTTGGGTATGTAATGTATAACATCTTAATTTGAATTCTATTCCTAAATTTACTAATAATTGTTCATAATATGATGATTGATAATATAATAATTCTCCGATATATTTGTGTACTACTACACTATTAGCTTCTGATATAACCTTTGTCCTTAAAGTATTATCTACTTTATAAAATATTCGATCTATCGCAAAGTTATTAACTGATAATGCTTCATTAAATCTATTTTCTGTTTGTATCATCAGTTGATTTTTAATTTCAGCTTTTTCTCTCATTATAGATCACCTAATACTTTTCGTAGAGCTTTTTCGAAATTTTATAAATATCTACTAGATCGATTATTTTTGCATGATCAGATTGCACATCTATAATTCTAGTTAATTTTCTATTAGCTGGGTTATAATCTCTAGCGTATCTATAACATTTATCCATCCATCTAGCAATATTACAGATTTTTGTTTGTTGATCGGTATCAGGATCTAATAAATTTTCATCCACATCTATATAACAGATTAGATCATATAAGCTTCTATGATCATTCCAACAATTGAATACTGTTATATCATATAAAGCTGTTACGATTAAAGGTATTAATGATCGATCTGTATATAAGAAAGGTAATCCTGCTGGATGTTTCTTCCTTCTTTTATCTAGCATATTATTAAATTTTATTAATCTTTTTGTAGCTTCATAAATAAATCCTTCTGTATCAAAATAATAACTATTCTTTACATCTGTCATCAGATCTTTCATTTCCAATTCTAAAATTATATTTAAAATGTCATAATCATTTAATAATTGATGTTCCGAGAAATATAATACACTACTTCTTTCATTCATCTTTCTAATTTCATTAAATATATCTTTGTCTTTATTTTTCCATTCTTTATAAAGTTCTTGCGTTATAAATATCATGGAATACCTCCTTTATTTTATTTCTTTCAATCATTATATCACTATCAATATCGAAATGCATTATATTATTTTTACCTAACGGTACATTTCCTTTAGAGAAATATATACTTAGATACGGTAAGTTCTTCCAGTTAATCCAGTTAGTAGACTCTTCAGTTTTCTTTGCTTTATTTGACACATGTTTATTAGAAGATGTTTCAGTATGGTTCGAGGTTTGTGCATAAGCAAAGATTTGGAATATATCAAATGGATTAGGAGCTTTCTTACTATCTCTAAATAGTACAGTATTAGATTTCTCATCACTGTTACGTTTAATTATAGATACAATTAAGCCAGGATTTAGATTCACCCTTTTAACTCCGATTTTAGGTGATTTCTTTTTAGGTATTTTATTTTCCTCATTTATATGTCTTAATATAATTTCTTCTAAAGATGCTAAATGTGTGAATTTAGTTTTATGTTCTTCTGTTATACCATTAGCTTTTATTTCTAATTTTTCTAATAACATTTGACATCCAATATTGATTGCTATTTTATATCTTCTTTCTTTCTTTGTTGCTCTATGATTTGGATCTGCAATATGCATTATCTTTTTATTACGTATTCCTTTTTCTTCCTTTGTTTCAGCAAAGGTATATTCTTCTTCATTCTGATCCATATATACAGCTTTCTTGTAAGTATTCATTATAATTTCATTCCAGTCTTCTCTTTGTTTCACATTATTAAAGACTAACAGATCTGTTGGATTTATTTCCTCTATAGGATCTGTTGTTAATACATGAAATGGATTATATGCAAATCCATATATACTTACTTGTAATATTGGACCAAATACATCATCTCTTACTATTGAAAAGTATGCAGTACTGAATCTTCCATTTTTAAATACTTTAAATCCTAAATCTAAAGCATTAGTTAAGAATCCAGTATATACTTGGTTATGTACTCCATAATAATTAATACCATCTATTACATATCTATTACTTCTATCTATTTCTGGTACAAGTACCATTTGTTCTGCTATAAATAGATCTGTATCTAGTTCCTCTTCTTTAAGGGACATTTGTTTAATTACTACAGAGGATGATAGGTTTTTCTTCCTTTTACCTCTTTTCTTTGGTTCATTTGGATCTGCTTTAATTTCATTCTCTTTATTATATAATTCTAAAGCAGCTTGAAATATTTCTGTTTCTTTCTTATATTCTTTTTCTAAGTATTCTAATACTTCCCATCTTACGTGTTGATATCCTTCTACTTCTTCTTTAAATTTGTTAATAGTATTCTCTAAAGCAATTCTTCTATATTTATCGTAAACTACTTCAGGATCTATTATATACTTAAGATCGAATCTACTCATAACATTACCTAAAGAATCTACATCTGCTGAGAAGTCTACATCTTTATCTTTAGCTTTAGCTAATTGTTTTTTAAAGTCTGATTTAAATAAATCATCCATTGTTGCTGGTCCATCGTTCCATGCTATAAGTATAGTAGATTTTAAATTATCATAACAATCAAAAGCAATATCTTTAAAATCTCTATCTTTTGATTTTAGTATATCTCTATTCACTATTAATTTATCTTCACATGTTTGTACTTCGAATTGTAAATCCATTCCATCAATCCTCCTAAAAATAATAATAAAATAATGTTCCATTTTTATTTATAATATAATAAGAACCACCCATAAACCGGAATGGTTCTTATTATATTTTTACTATAAAAATAACGCTTCAAACAATTCTTTTGAAATCTTAGAACTGAATCTTGCTTGTTTTCTGAAAATTAATAACTTTAGTCCTAATTTGTTCATATAATAACATAACCTCTGTTGATTATGAACGTCAGCATAAGTACTCTGTATAAACGCATTATCAAATTCTGGATGGTCTTGTCATCGTTCTATTTCATCTTTTATATCTCTTAAAAGATTATCATGTCGAACGTTTAGAAATTGTGCCATATATCTTGATGATATATTTACATCTCCATTACGAACATTTTGAATCAAATTTTTTAACGTTACTATTTTTTCTTCTTCCGTCATTTTAATTCCTCCTATTTTTTTTTTTATATTTTTATCCCTTCCAAATATATTATATATAATTAAATTTAATTAAGAGAAAAAAATATAACTGATCTAATCTCATTAAATTAAATCTTACACATAGAACCCTATGTGACCCCTTGCGGGGGAATTAAGCCATCGTTTTATCGGAACAGTAACAACAAACGATAACATCGATCTAATTTAATTATCCAAGCCTTGGATTTGATCCGCGGTAATAAATTGGAATAATTAAATCGATTTCCAGTTATTTATGTATTCAAAATTTATGTAGAGGGCGTTTTATCGTTATGTTCGATAAACTAAGCCAGTCATTAGAGATCTAATGAGATTTTATATATACTAACCGCTGCATCTTATTTTTTGATAGAAATAATAATAAAAATTGAAAAGGAGATAACCACATCGGGCTCCGTTTCTAATTTCTATTTTGATACCCAATTAAGAGCTCTGTCTTGATGTGGGGTATTTTCTATAGCGATTAGTACATGTAAAATACCACTAGGTACTCTCATGTCTTTTGAATAAATATACCTAACTAAAAGAATCAGATTTATTTATTCACTTATATTATATATAATGACGAAAAAATAAGAGCATCTAAAATCACGTAAAAATATCGCCCCCATAAGGGGGCTTATCTAAATAATTCATGAAAGGACGGATCAGTAACTTCGGAGTAGTCCCGATCCTAGATGAAAAAATTTTTGTGAGCTCAAAATTAACTCAAAAAAGTTTTCAATGTATAAAATATATCTAGGGAAAAGGAGTACCCTAAATATAATTATATTGTGTTTATTAAAAATATATTTTTTATAATTGACCTAAAGGATTATTCTTTAAGGCTAATTCAGCTTCTCTTCTATATTTCTCCAGAAACTCATATCTCATAATGGGAGGCATCCCCATTATATCTTTTACAGAGAAGTTTTTTATATTATATCGAGATATAGCTTCGATTACGTTGTAGATAACGCTTTTTCTTTTTTCCACAGCTTGCTCTGGAGTAATAGAAAAACAAACATGATTGGTTCTACAGCAGTATTATTTAATTTACCACATTTTTTACATGTCCATTTATATTCTACAGCTTCTTTACCAAATTCTCTTATAGCATTTATTTGAGTTAACATTTTTTCTACTAATGTTTCATCTAAATATTTTTCTAAGAATGTTAATTTTTCTTCTAAAGTTAAATCTGTCATTTGTATAGTAGATAATATAGTTGGATTACCATTAACATCTCTATTCTTAGAATCTTCTATTCTTACCATATGTAGATATTTTGTTATAGTAAAGTTTTGTATATCTAAGACTAATTTATTAGCTAATTCCATAACTTCTTCTAATGCTAATGTATCTGTATCTCCGTCCGGATCTTCAAAGTTTCTTAATCTCTCTATTCTTTTTTGTATTTCCGCAGCTTTTTCTCTATTAGTCATATTAATCCATTCATTCGGACCGAACATTTTTGGTAATTCTTTTATATATTTATTTGACATATATTTATTAATTATATAGCTATCAAAAGCTCTATCATAATCATGTCCTCTAATCCAATCAGGATCTTTCATAAAGAATATAGTATCAATACCTTTATCACCTTTAGTATATCTAATACCTTTAGCTTTAACCTTTTTACTTCTCTTAATATTATTTTCTAAAGTATCATTAGGATCATAATTCTTATTAGCATAATCAATTATTTCTTCTGTATATTGAGCTTTTAATATCTCATCTACATTTTTAAATAATCTTTGATTTGTCTGACATGATTCACATGTATCTTGCCATATATCTAATCCTTGACTTTTTTGTATTTGTTCAGATATACTATGACCAGCAGTACCTGCTGTTGCTTCATATATTTCTCCCATTAAAGCAGTAGCTGCTAATATTATAAATGGAACATCTAAAGACGATACCATCTCAAAATGTACCGGTGTTAATTGTTCTCTATCTGATGTTAAGAATTCTGCATTTTCAAATATATGAGACACAAAATCTCTTGTCTGAGTTCCTGCCATGTTTATTTGTGTTCTATATGCTAAATCTTTTTCACTTTCTAATACCATTTTATTTATCAGAATGTCTAAATTATTAAATTCGTATATTCTCACAGCAACGTTTGTTACTGGTAAATATACGTCCTTATATCTAGATTCTTTTCTATAGAAATCAAATACTGTAAATAGATCAGTATCTTTTTTTATTTCTGGTTTATTACTATGATATAAAGATGCTCCAAAGAATATATTTTTCTTATCGATATCATTAAATTGATAATCTTCTATTTTAACATCTTGCGGTGTTTCATCATAGTTATCTATTATACTTTCTTCCATTAAATCACCTATAGTAGCTTCTCCTTCAACAGTTATATCTTCTGTTAAATCTGTTATTACAGGTTGATCTTCTTCTACTTTATTAACTACTGCTGTATCTGAAGACATCATCTTCTCTACAATAGGATTTCTAGTATCTACTACTTCATTCAGTACCTCATTAGGTACCATTTGTGCTGCAGCTTTACGTCCTTCTAGTTCTATAATAGTAGAAGGATTATTAACTACATATTCTGTAGTATTCATTTCCTCTACTTCAGTTATTTTAACATCCTCTTCTGTTGGTTTATTTAATTTCTCTGCAGTAATATTAGAAACATTACCTGGTAAAAAATTAGTATTCAATTATTATCTCTCCTTTCGTTTAGGGGGTAAAAAAAATAAAATATTGTCCATTACCCCATCGTAGACATCTTTCCACCATTCAACACCTTCATTGATGGTATATTTAATGTTATTCATTTGTCTTTCAAATTCTTTTTTCTTTATTTTTCGTTCGATGTCTTTTTTATATCTTTTTCTTTCTTTTTCTAACTCTTTTTTAATCCACTTCTGATGATTCTCTTCTGCTTTGATACTAGCCTCTTTATCTCTTCTTTCTCGTATTTCCATAAGTTCTAATTCTTCAGGAGATAGCGAAGCAAGATAAGCTTCCCAACCTTTTCTATCTCTGATTTCTTTTCTTCTTTGCCAATCTGCATAATACTTTTCTTCATCAAATGGTTTTCTTGTTTTCTTCTTTTTCATTCTTGTTTCCTCCTGTTATATGATATCATCATCTGAATATTCATATATGTCATTCACAGTATCTCCTAATACTTTAGAGACTACATCTGGAGTTTCAGCCTCTATTGTACCTGATATATTTTCCTTTCCTTCCACTAAAGAATTTTCTGGAGTAAATTCTTCTTGATCCTTTTTCTTATTCTCTTCTTCTACTTCCTTCCAATAGTGAACATAAATATCTTCAAAATCCCATCCGGTTCTACGTTTAAATTCATCTAAATAATGTCCCATAGTAACTCCGGTCATACTAGGAATTAATTTATCACGATTGAACCATTCTTTGTCTTCTTTATGTAATCCATATTCTTGGAATTGGAATTTTAATAATATAAAGTCCTCTATGGTATATAATTTCTGACCTGATTCTCTTTCCATATCTTGTAAGAATTCTACTCTATGAGATACTTCTCTTCTTAGTATCTTTATTACATCTTCTCCTAAAGCTTGTGCTGGAGGAGTTTCTAACCAATCAAAAAATAATTTATCGCATTCTTGTATTAATCTTTGAATGATTACAGGAATAGAAGGTCTACGAAGACCATGCCATTCATCATAAAGTGCTTTTGTTGCAGCCATATCGTTCTTTAGTAGACTAAAGTTAACGTTTCGTGATTTTAAGTATTTTAAGAAGTCTGTTACATGAATCATATTTTTATAACCTGCACCAGAATCTATAGCGTCTACTAGACCTTTCATTAAATCAGGTTCTACTACAGAAGACTGACTACGTGCATTCTTGATAATTTGTTTAGATCTATTATCTAATTCATCATCTTCGTCCTCTATATTCGTTAACATATGTACGAATTCTTTAGGTATTTCGAATAGATCATTTTTACGATCAAAATCTTTTGCTATTGGTCCACTAGTCTTAGCATTGAACCAGTTATCCAATAATTGCTTTCTCCTATTTCTTTCGTCTTCTCTGTTATGTTTTATCCATTCAGGATTCTGTACTTTCTCTAATACTTCTGGTGATAATTGTAATCCTCCATGGGGATCAGTATTAACAACTATATCATTTCCTTTATGGTCTTTACCTACTACAACTAATTTAGAGTCATCAACATCATTTAAGAAAGAAATATCATTTTCTTTTTTATTGAATATATCATTCAATTTTGCTGATATATCGTCAGTCTTTTTTGTTATATCCATTATTTCCTCCTTATTGACCAGTTGAATTTAAATATTTCACTTGATAATTACCTGATGATAATTCTTGTATAATAGCATTAAATAAATCAGGATTACTTTTTTCGATTCTACTAACATATAGTGTAAAATCTAAATTATTTTTTGACGTATTGTATATATCTATTACTCTTTTTGCCTCTTCCGATAGATTCATTATTAGCCCTCCTTGTAAGTTAAAATTATATCCTATATATGTTTAATGAAATATTTAGGTAATTTTTTTCGGGGGTAATATTAAACGCCCCGAAGGGCGTTAAGAAATAAAAAGTTATAAAATTAAGATTGATATATAGTTCTTTTATATCCTGAAAATACATATATGTCTGCGTAATATATGTACCCATGTCAATCAGGACATAAAAAGAGTAAGATTCACAATTTACAAAAAAATCCAAGTAGGTCAACAACACCTACATAGGCAAATTTTTCATAATTACTCTTTGTTACTAAAATGTTATTTTAATTTATCATTTTAAAAATGTTATTTGATACAATAACCACATTCAACACCTGAAGCGTAGGAATAGTTATGATGGGGTTCATAATTAACACACTTAGGGTCAAATATTGTTTACTAAAATCCTTATATTTTTTCTACATAGCAAATCCATTTGATGACTTTTTAGGACTGTCATCACGACAGTCCGTCACCATAATAGATTTTAAAAAGACAATTGTTACATTTTAACTACTTTTTTGTTAAGAAATACCATTATATATTTTGTTAATACAAGTAATAACGTATTATACCATACCACGTATAATAAATTATAAAATAATCCGAAAATAAATAATATTAAATATACTACATAATATCAACATTCAGCATTGATATTAATCACGTTAATACATTATTAAGAAGGTGCCGTAATTAATCCTTCTTAATAATAACCCAATTCCTTTTCATGGAGGTACGGCTCACTCCATATTGGAATCTGAAACTAAAAAATTCACAGCTCTTTTCATTATTTTTTTAGACTTGGACTATAGTGATCGTTATTAATCTAAAAAAACAGAATCCGGTCTTTTAATTAGTTGTACTCTAGAAATACAACAAACAAAAGCTCCATTAAAAAAACAATACATAGAAAATAACAAAAAAATCAAATTGAGTGATATTTTTTTATTATTCTTACTTTTTTCGCATATAATTTAAATCATAGTTAAGCTATGACACTGTATATACTAATTGTCAATTGTTCTGGTTCGTTCCTTCGTATCATTTTGGTACAAGGAGTCTTAATCAGCTCAAGTAAATAAAGACTCACATTAAGTGGAACTAATCTTCAGATTGGCCAGATCCGAAAATATAATTTCTACGTTTGTTAAAAATATTTTTTTGAAAAATTTTTACTTTTTTTTTCGCTTATAAAAAGGTGATTTTTTATCGAAAATTTTTTGATCATCAAAAAGTCGAAAATCGTGGTGTAGTCCACGAATTCTGATTTCCATTTTTGGAAAAATTACGAAATCCCCATTTTTACCATGTTTTTTGGAAATCTTAGAATTGTCTTAGAATTGTCTTAGAAAATTTCGGTCAAATTTGAGAATTTTTATTTTAAGATTTTTGTTGTTTTGATCAATGTGGTATTGGTCAAAAATGCGTTCTAAGGAAATTCTAAGGATTTTTTTGTAAAAGTATTAAACTTATAAAAATTTATAAGTCAAAAAGAAAAAAATGATATTTATTTATCTCTTGTAGATATAATATTATATAATATTATCGCGTACATTATATGTTCAAGAAAGAGATAAATAAATAATGACAAATAAGGAACATTATTAGGCTAGATTATAGCTCTAATAATGTGACCACTATATGGGAATAATGAGATCTATGTTATGAGTACTGTAACGGGTATAGTGTAAGTACGGTATAACATAGATGATATTAATCTCATATTAACTCATACATGAAAGCGTAGCGAATGATCTTTTGATTGTTTTTTTTTTTTTTTTTTTTTTTTTAAAAAAAAAAAAAAAAAAAATAAAAAAAAAAAAAAAAAAAATTTATTCTGAAAAAGATTTTGATAATATTTTTATCTATATCTCAACAGTCATGTTTATACAGTCGCCATACTGTAAAAGCCTCACTGAAAAACAAGAACATTTGGGAGTTAGGATATGTTTCGAAAAAATTAGTCATTTTGCTATCAAGCTGAAAAGATATGAAAAGAATTATTTAGAGTTAGTCTGTCTCTCTAAATCCTGTTTTGTTTACAGTAATCCATGAAAGAAAGCTGTAGAATCCTAATTCCCTCTCGTGTTCTTGAAGATTGATGATTTAATATTGGATTAAACTAAATAATTTAATTCATTATTAAGTTATCAACTCAGGGATAACTTAAAAAATAGTGATTTGTAGTAAGGCCCCCCCTTTTACGAATTATCAAACACAATATTTTTTCATTCAGGTTCCATAAGAAACCAAATTTTGAGATGTGAAACTATGAGCAATTACTGACTCCAAATACTGTCAAGGTAGTAATTGTTTTCATAGTTTCTATTTAGACCTAGTTAAATGATTAGGGACTAAAAAGACCTTTATACAAATTTCATATAGGTTTGATTTTTTCTTTTTTCATTAAATTGTTATCAGATTATTTATTTAACATTCTCAGTCAAGAAACCTCCATTTTCTTTACGATTTGTATCTCAATATTTAATCTGATAACGCTCCTTAATTAGATCTAAGTAGAAGCTATGAAAGTAGCTTTATGTTGTTGTGCTTGGTGAATAATCGAACGGTCATACGGTTTTTCATTGTAGAAAAAATATGTTATATTTTTTTCAACGTCTACCCGCCCTTCGGGGCGGATTATTTGTATCGACCTTAACCAATAGATTATAAATTTTTTTAGATGGGAGGTTAAAATGGCAACAGGATTTAACACACCTAAAAGTTCGTCTAATACAACGACTATTATGGGTAGTACCAGTAGACCATTAAAAACCAGTGGTTCATTTACTAATACGAATGCTATCAGTAAAAAAGCTGGTAATACAGGAAATACAATTTCTAATATAACTAAAAATACAAATACATCTGCTAATTCTGGTAAATCTTTTAAAACTGCTATAAAAGTAAAAGACTATTTACCACAAGGTGAAAAATCTAATATGTGGAGTGGTATATTTACTGGTGGATTAGATCAGCTATCTGGATTAACAGGTGGAATGTTGGGAAATGGATCTTTAAAAGATATATCCAGTAAAATATCAGGTGCTTCATCATCTGTCAAAGGATTAAAAGGATTAAATGAGCAAAGACAGTCTATATTTGGTAGTAATAATTTTGGACAAATAATGTCTAATTTATCACCTGCTCAAAAGAACTTATTAAATTCACCTGGAATTGAAAAACTACGTGAACAAAATAATGAATCATTAATAAAAAATAAATTACCATTTATAGGAGGATTAACTTCTTCTGGATTAGATAATGCTAAATCAATTCAATTAGGTGGAATGACTTTAACTGGTAATTCTGCTAAAATGTATGAGAAATTAGGATTAGCATCAGGTAATTTACATATGAGTGAAACACCATCTGCAGATAAAATAAATCTATCTTGGGGACAAGCACTAAATAAAGCTATAACGTCACCACAATTTATTGCTACTGCTACAACATCTATATTGAAAGCTACAGGATTAGATGAGAAATTATCTAACACATATAAACAAGTATCTGACATGTCAGGAATATCAGCTGAAGATATAATGAATATACATTCTGAAACAGATGCGTACGTATTTGCTTTACAACAAATGTACAAAAATATGTCTGATGAAGATAAATCTTTAATGTCTTTATATAAATATTATAAAATTAATATGAATTATCATAACTCATCTGCAGCTAATCCAGATGGTACAGGTTATAATTTAGGACAAGAAGTATCTGATCATTTCTTCGGGTCTATTAATCAAAATGTGACTAATTTTTTAGATGGTACCAGTGATTACATTTCAGAGACATGGCAAAATATATCTTATACAGGAGCAGAATTTGTAAAAGATCAATTCGATGGTTTTAATAGATTTGCCGAAGCATTTGAAGGAGCTACAGGTATAGGATTATCTTTAGATCCTAAATTTCAAGAAGGTATTTATAATACAATGGAGAAATTAGGTTTTGGTAACCTAGGTATTGGGACAGACACCAGAGCTTTTATTACTACAACTTTAGTCCAAAGAACGTATGCTGTTATAGAATCTAAAGGTAAAAAAGTAAATGTAGATCATGCTGCTGTATTATATTATTTTGAAAGATTTGATTATCGAAATAAATTAACAGCAGAACGTAGAATAAAAGTTAGATTAACTAATAATCAATTAGCTAATATAGATCTAAATGATAAAGAGCTAACGATATCTATACAACGTAGATACGGATTTACTTTAGGTCAATCTCCAACTGGTACTATGCCAGTAGATTTTAATACAGAATTTACTGAAGTTGAAAGGGATTCTTTATATCAATGGCCTGCTAAAATAGTAGGAGGAAAAGAAAAAGGAGATAAAGAATCACAAGCTAAACAAAATCATAAAAGAACTGATTCATCTAGTGAACCACCTGACAGAAAAACAGAATTCCAAACACAAGATTTTGAGTTTATTATTACACCACCTTTATTAACAGGTAACAGAACATCAGAAATGTTTAATGGTATAGCAGATGGAGAAAATACTATAATGGAAATATTAGATTCAGCATTTCAATCATCATATGAAGAAGGAGTATTATGTCCAGCAGTACCGATCAATAATTTCGTTCTTAAAGATGTTGCAATACCACCTACTAACTTTGAAGGATTATTACAACAATTCCAAAAAGAATACGGAATATATGATGGAGGTCCTGTTATATTCCATGACAGATTAGCTGTTAATGGTCAATCAGAGGATGTTTATTTTTTATTACCAAAAAGAGGTGTTGTAGATATGGAATTCGATGAAGGATGGACAATAGAATTCCGTGTTCGTCATATAGAAACACCAGATGCTAATGATATGATATGCTTCTTAGAACCTTCTCGTAAAAAGATAATATGGCCTATTACAGAAAGAGATATTCGTAGACCAGGTGACAGTAAAGAATTTTCTAATAAAGGTACTACTAGATATGCTAAAGGATCTACAATAGGTGCTCAACAACCTGGATCTAAAGAAACATTAAATCAAGAAGTAATTCAAACAAATACAGAATACTTAGTACCTGATGAACAAAAGTATGAAAATTATGACCATATTTATATAAAAGTACCTAATGCTTTCTTTACTTTTACACCAGGTGATATGGTAACAGTAAAATGGAGAGATCAAGTCTATAAAGCAAATGTAAAGGAATGGGCTTCTCAATATTCTGATGGATTACGTGTTATTTTATTAGTATTAATATCTAAAATAGACGATAGTAAAAAGACATGGGTTGATAAAGTATCACCGGGTAACTGGATACAAAAAATGCAAGAATCCATAGCTGGTACTAATGCTAAAATTACAAATACTTTAAATAATTGGTCAGATAAAACAGGTAACTGGTTACAAGATCAATTCCAAGCATTCTCTAAATGGGAAGATGAACATCTTAAATTTAAAGGAATGAATATATTAGAATGGATGCAAATGGTTGATCCAGATATAGAAGCACCAGTATTTGATCAAGAAGCTAATACGGTTATGACAGAAATACAATACTTAAGAGAATTGTATTCTGTTGATTATGATAATCCATATATGTATGGTACAATGCATAATAATGCTACAAATGGCAGATTACAGAATAAATCTCAATTAGGAGGAAACTATCCTGAATTGAATGAAATAATTAAAAAACTACCAAACAATTTAATTAAATATTAAAATATAAAATGCCCCCATATGGGGGCTTATATTTATATGCATTTTTAGATACTCTTAAATAATCTATCATGTATATAATATACATGATAGAAATAAGTAATAAACATTTGGTGACCAAAATGGTCTTAAATATCTAATGCCAAATGTACAGGAGGAAAAAATGAACATAATTAAAAATGGTGTAGACTTAAATTTAGGTATCGCAACACTTGTTAACGGAGGTCATCTTATCAATTTAACACCTCACCCAGTTAACGTTATTTTAGATGGGCAAGATCCCATCACAATTTTACCAAGCGGAGTAGTACCAAGATGCTCCGCAGCTAATACGGTCGTTGCACCAGGATTTACTCAATCTGTATTGGGAGATGTGACAGGTCTACCAGACAAAAAGGACGGGGTATTACTTATAGTGGGGGCCATGATAAGAACGGCTCTCCCAGATCGTGATGATCTGATAGGGCCGGATACAAGCCCTACCGGAGCTGTGCGTAATGGTGACGGAATGATCATAGGAGTTAGAGGTTTTCAATTCTAGCTCTTATGACGAGAAGGAAAACTCGTTAAAACCAAACCCCTTTCTTTTTTATATTATGTACATGAATCTAAATAACGTTAATTTTATAAACATGTATATAATATAAATGATTCAACTTAGAATCAACTCCTTATAGTTTTATATTTCTGGTATTATATCGACGATTGTCGCTTTCGCTTAAGCACTTTTGTTGATATAATACCAAACATATTATTTAGACTATTTAGGGTTATTCTTTTTTGAATCATGAAATATTTAGCTAAGTATTTCCACAAAAAAAAAAATGAAAAAAATTAGGAGGAAAAAACTATGGGAAAAAAAATCTCAGTAACAAACACATTTGCAACACCAATATCACCAATGGCACAACATATGTACAATGATCTTTTAAAGAGAAATGAAGGATTAATTTTGGATGAAGCGGATCCAAAAGTAACTTACATCACAGATAGTAATATGGAAGTAGCAAAATTCATTGCGTTATCAGGGGATGACGATAAGAGAATTTTCGGAAAAGAAGTATTTAACTTCTTAGGACAAAAATTAGAATTACCTTATGAGAAGGTATCTTATAATGTAGTAGATATAGCTACAGGAAAAGTAACACCAAAAGTGGTAAAATACTTAGATACACAAGATACAGAAATAGTATCAGAAATTTACAAAGAGTTCTACAGACTTGCTACATTCTTGATATCTCAAGAAATAGCTATGAAAGGTCTGTTACCTACCTTAACAGAAAAAGGTGAATACATAGTTGACCAAAAAACAGGTCTTCCAATGGTAGGAGCTCAATACTTAGAACATTACTTTGGATTGACACATGCTGGTTCACAAGAAGAAAAAGCAAGAGCAAATGCGATAGCAGATGTTAACAGATGGTCATTCGGTTCATTAGTCTATCAAATGAAAGTATCTCACTCTATGTGGAAAGAAATCCATAACAAATTTAAATCTGGAGATATTCAGAAATATGGTAATGGTCCTACAGTAGATAACATCGGAGTATCAGACTTTCATGTGGCGTCGTCTGTATTAAATCCAACTACATATGTTGGTGGAACTACAACACCTGAAAGAACTACATTCGAATTTGATTCTAGTAAGACATTTAAATCAGACATTCCAAATATGTTAGTAGGTACTCAAGCAAACTTCACTGGTACACCAGCTCCAACAGCTTATGCTGGACAACCTAATGTACAACCAAGTGTTCAAGCAGCACCAGTACAACAAGGTCCAGTACAACCAGTAGAACCTAAAGGAACAACTAAAAGACAAAAATAATTAATACTCCCCGAAAGGGGAGTTTATTTTTATTGAGTAGGAGATGATAAAATGTCTTATTATACTAAGGACCAAGTATTAGGTTTAGAACCTATAAAAGATTTAGGAGATGAATTATTTTCGAAAATTACAACTAAAATAAAATTAATAGCTCTATCCAATAGACTTATTAATCAAAAAATAATAGACATAAAAAAATATATAACAGAAATAGAAGAAGAAATATTTGAAGACACACCTAGAAGATATTTTTATCCTGATGAAATAGGTCCACACTCAGGAGTAACTTTAGAAACAAGAGTAAGAGAAAATAAATTAGCATTCAGAAATAACATAAGAGAATTGCTATTTTGTGCTGCATTAAAGACTGCTTTAAGTATAGGTAAACCACAAAAGATTGTTAATGATGAAGCATTATTAGCATTAGATAAAATACAAAATTCAGTAGATATATTAAAAGATTTAATACAAAAGGGAGATGATAAGTAATGACTAAAACTACAACATTGAACATTTCAGGATCTACATTAAGAAACTGGCATACATGGTCAGAAAGAGAGAGAATGACATTTTTAGATAGATCTACTCATTATACTCTATATGCATTCTTACAATTAAAACTACTATTAGATGAAGTGTCAGCATCAGAAATGACGGATATTGAATCTATGTTATATAAAAGAGCAAGAGAAAAGAAAATAGAAATAACAGAAATACTATCTTCTAAATGGGAAAATCCTAGATATGGATATCCATACCAATTTATAGAAAAAATATATAAAGAATTTAAAGGAGGAAAATAATATGACAGAACTAATAGGAACTCTAAATGATACAATAGAGGTATTACAAAGAACAGAAAAAGTTGATGTTGAATTAGGAAGACATTTTTCTACTAAGGGATATACATCTTGTATATTATATGCTGTGAGTAAAGATAATACTTTATATAGATGTCAAACTTTCAAAGACCCAGATGAAAATATTTGTGGTGCTGTATCTGTGTATCGTAATTTTGAAGTAAATCAAGATCTTTTCCTTGATCCTTCAACACATCCTACAATTTCTGAATATAACGGTAAACTATTTGACCCTAATAAGATTCATAAAGAAGAATTCCTGAAGATATTACAATTAGATAGAGAACCTGACGAACATTATACTTTTTCTAAAGAAGATGATATTATGACAATGGAAGGTTTGGGGGACAGAATTTTAGATTCAGTAATAAATGTATATTCACCAATATTAACATTCTAAAGGAGGCTTTATGATAAAATACGAAAAAGGAGACATTTTAGAAGACATTGGATTAGATCTCGTAATGATTCCTGTTAATTGTGAAGGTGTACATGGTGCAGGTTTAGCAAAGGAATGGGCTGAGAAACATCCAGCCCAAGCTAAACTTTATAGAGCTCTTTGTACCAATACATATAGACAATTAGAACAGGGAGGAGATTTAACGATTGTAGGAAATTTTATTTTGTTTGCAACTAAAACAAAATGGAAAAATAAATCCACATTAAAATATATTACTAGAGGTATGAAAAAGTTATACGATACACTCGATAGCTTTGAAATGACTGGTAATATAACAATTCGTATACCTAAATTAGGATGTGGTTGTGGTGGATTAGAATGGCCTGCTGTTAAATATATAATAGAAAATGAAATATTGTCTATTGATTCTGATAGAGAAGCTAATGAACAAGGTGCAATCACATGGGTAATATACGAATAAATTTTAAACCTTCTCCTATATTAGATTTAAATAGGAGGAAGAAATGGCTGAAAAAATAAAAATATCAGAATTAAAAAATAGTAAAGCAGAGAAAAGAATAATATTATCTACAGGATTTAGAAACGTAGATACAGCAATAGGATATAGAATGTATGATCCTGTAACAAATGAATTAATGCATGTAAATAGAGGGATGTTATCTGGTGGCATAATAACTGTCATCGGAGCATCCCATACTGGTAAATCTACATGGTGTGCCCAAGTATTAGCTAATATGGCACGTCCATGGATTATATCAGGAGACACCAGAGTAAAAATTCATTTTTTTAGTATTGAAGACGGTATTGATGCTAACCGTTTCAGAGTTACTGCTAAGTTAAGTTTAGAAGATGTGGATAATCATATTATATTTGAAGAAAATAAATCTATAGAAGCAGTTAAAAAATGTATATTAGAAGATGTAAAAGCTAAACAAGAAAAGGATTACCAAATGATACAGACTAGAAATCATATGGGTCAACCTATTTTGATACATCATCCTACTTTTATACTAATAGATTCTGTAACAAAATTAGTAACCGATAAAGTACAAGATTTAAAGAATGATACAACAAATGCTATGTATATGCAAGTAGCAGGAGAATTAGATAGATTCTTAAAACAACATGGTAACATATTTCAGAAATATAATATTACATTAATGTCTACTGCACATACAGGTATAAAAATAGATCCTAATGCTATGCCGGGTATGAGACCTAAAAAGAAATTCAAATATCTACCAGCAACATTAGATATTAAAGCACCAGATAGCTTTGTATACGATTGTTCATTTGGTATTAACTTAGAAACAATCTTAGCATCAGATAAGAAAGCAGTAGAAGAAAAATGTTCTGCTGGTTATTTAGATGCTATAGCTATAATAGAAGGTAGATTTTATAAAAGTAGACAACCAGGAGAAGGTGCAACATTTACATTAGTACAAGATACAAAAGGATTTAGTCCTGAAAAGTCTTTAATATATGAATGTCAAAAAAGAAAGATATTACAAAGTAAACCTGGCTACAGAGAATTAGAAGGTTATGGAAAAGTAAAAAATGGAGACTTATTAGAAACCTTTAGAACAGACGCTAACTTTAGAAGATGTTTGTTTGCTGAATTAGATAAAGAATATGAGGAATCTTTAGATTCCGGTAGATTATCTAATGAAGAGGTTAATGTTTCTAATATGGTATATGATTTAATGAACGAAGAATTCTAATATAGGAGAAAAGAATGTTTAAAAAGACTATAATGATAGGTATTATTCTATTTCTATGTGTAATTTGTAACTCTTCTACTAAAGAAGTTAGTACTGAATACGGGAACATTTCCTATGATACTACGGAAAAGATATATTACCCAGATAATATAAAGCTCTATATGCCTAATAATGGTTCAATAGATCAATTTGATTGTATATCTGCTAAAGGAGAATATCAATGGGTAAGTGATGGAGTATTATTAAAAGGAATGTGGTGTAATACTGCAAATATGAAAACAGAATATAAATACAATCAATATCTTATTTTATCAAATATGCAATATGAGAATGTATTTGTATTCATTCTAGATGAAAAAATATTAGGATATCCTACTAGAAATAATGATGACAAATATATAATATTTGATTTAGATATAACTGAAAAATAATAGCCTCCCGAAAGGGAGGTTTTATTTTTACTATTAAAAAAAATATTATTAAATATCCTATCATATATATTATATATATGATAGATAATAAAATAAAATTAATAAGGGAGATGATTAAGATGATTATCAAAACAGAAGGTGTAGATTGGAGACAATTTAGTGGAACTTTTAATATGCAAAGAAAAAATAGAAAATTCAAGGAAAAAATAGCATACTTCAAAGGGAGAAAGAGAATCCCTATAGATGAATTAAAGAATCTACCATTATCGGATGACAACGTGTTGTTATTCATGTCCCAAGTAGAAGCACCTAAGGGACATGTTAAAGAATGGATAGAATTGTCTAAAAAGATAAATGTTCCGGTATTACCATTTGTCATTATAAGAGAACATTCTCGTTTCACTAAAGAGAATTTCTCTAATTGCAAAGTTAACATTGAATATTCTGACAGAGACAGCAGAGATTCAGACGAGTTCGGATACTTTTTGAGAAGTTTATCTGAGCTTCCTGAATATTGTAACATCATATCTGAAGCAGCGAAAGAGATCGATTTTATCGTTCCATCTTTAAATGGAATAGTAAAAGAGGTTAATTTATATTTGGATACAAGACCTACAGGAGAAGTAGAAGTATCTGTAAAAGATGTTAACTACTTTAATTGCATAAGAAAAGATACTTTTAGTTATGACATAAAAAACGATGTAGTTACCAGAATCGAAAAAGGGAAGAATGATTTCTTTATCTCATGCAATCCTTATGGAGAAACAAATCCATACTTCCCAGAAGATTCAAAATGGGATAAAAAAGGATTACAAACATTTGGTATTTCTGAAGAATCTCTAGATCACTGGAACTCTTATTTAAATGAATTAATGAGATCTATAGAAAACCAAATTAAAGAAGTTATAAACAACATGGACCAATCTATTAAAGACAATGTAACACATAACTGGAATGAATACTGCGAAAAAGAAAAACAAAAACAAGCTGGTGGAAGAACTGCTGGTGAGTGGGAAGAAGAATTCAGCATGTGGGACAAATAGAAAGAATAAATCTCCTTTATTGGAGGTTTTTTTCTTTTCGTTTTATTAAGCAAAAATACATCAAACCGACTATCATTATAGATTATAATTTACAGGAGAATATACTATGACTAGAAAAAATACAATCGACTATAATAAATGTACTGATGGTACTAGGATTTATAAAGCTACATATAAATTTAAAAATATCTTTGGTGATGTTCAGGAACATGACATAAGATACATTATACATAAAGATGGATCTCCATATTTTTGTATGAAAGATATAGGTAGAGCAATGGGATTATCTCACTTTTCGAATGCAGTTAGAAATGTAGATCCTGCACATAAAATAAAAAAGAAAATGTATTCAGAGACAATAACTCAA